GTGCAACTACACCACCATCAACAGTCATGTCCCAAATAGCCTGTGCCGATGCTGCCGAAATTCTTAATACAGGACTAGCAGTGCTATACAATGAAGATTGCACTGTTGAAACTATAGCAGTAGGGGGTACTGGATTAGGCACTACGACATTTACAGGTGGTGCAGGTTGATTGTATTTACCAGACAACTCTGTGTTAGTTTCAAACGTACCGTATGTAGGTACAATGTATAAGTTATTTCTATCGTATCCTGATTTAGGAACAAGTCTTTCAGCCTCTTGTAATGCCGCATTATTGATTGCAATATTCTTATTGTAAGTAGCGAGAATGTCTTTAAGATTTGATGCCGTATCTAACTCCCAATATGTTGGATCTGGAGGATATATTCCAGGTGGTACTTCTATTTTACTAATATAATTCTTATCACCGAATGTAATAACATACCCCGGTGGATATGTTTTATCTTTATCCCATATTCCTAAATAGTTATCTTGGTTAATAGGTTCAGCTAATATCTGACTAAATTCTTCACTATCAACTAATGGTTCACATTTAATACGCCACATATGTGGATACCAAGTTTGACTAAATCCCTCACTAGAAAAGTTAGCATCAGTAATACTATAAAATCTTTTTAATGCTACTGGAATAGTTTCTTGTAATGGATTATAATCTAATAAGTGAGGTAACTCCAACACATCACCAACCATTAACTTACGACCAACAATATCAATCATATCATTATAATGTACATTGATAAAGATAATATCGTTATTTAAGAATAAACCAAACTGACTTAAATCAAAGTCTAAGTTTTGAACATTATAGTGACCACGCAAGCGATAAATGTTTGGATCATATGTTCTATCTCTATTCTCTAGGAATAATAAATCCTGAATATTTAATGGATTCAAACTATCATATTCTGGTTGAGTATAATCAATACTAGGTCCTTGATTAGTTGGACCTAAATACTTGTGAATGTATAAATCCGTGCCACCAACACGTAATTCTTCGGATATTGTTCTATCAAAGAAACGATAATCATTCTGTTTATTTGGGCGGTATAAGGATAACTTTGGCATAATAGTATTTATCGCAATGTCCTACGCTTGAATCCTAAGGTTGACAATAAATATGGGTTATGCTATAATAGCTAAATCAATACAAAGGAGTGCCTAATGGCAACACGTAAGCGTAATACAGAGGACCATAGTCTAGTTAAAGCATTAAATCCACGGGATGTGGATGTACAACATTATGGAGATGAACCACTATTTGTTCTACAACCCGATGAGGACAAACGTAGAGTTGCATTGATGCGTAGTTTTACTTGGTACAATCGTTTCTATGGCAAAAAAGATGCTAAGGAACTGTTGAGTCAGTATTTGGAATACAATAAACGTACAACCGATTCTAAAATTATGCGTAGGGTTCACGAAAATGAATTCTTAATGACACTATGCTGGTTGGCACGTATGCAGTTACGAGGCCTATCATTGACTGAACACGAGGAACTGACCCTAGAAAACGAAATCAATCGTTTGTTAAAGTTAGTACACAAACCCGAAGAAGAAAAAGTTGAAGTTGTGGCACCTGCACGACCCAACATTCAGGACATATTAAAAGAAAAAGCACGTGAAGCCGCAGGTGAACTTGAAGGATTGTTTGATGAGTTCATTACATCCGGTGCACCTACAAAGCACACACTTCGTCCTATGGATGAAGTAGCTAAAAAGAATGTGATGCCACAACATATCAGTATTTTAACTGAAGTGTGGAAAAAGAAACTGAATGAGTTTGAGGAAGTACTTAAAGGTACCGATGCACAACTGGTTCAAGGTTACAATCATTTGACTAAAACACAGGTTAAGAACATTGTTAAGTTCATTGAGTTAGTTATCAATGATTTGAACAGTTACATTAGTGTTAAGAAAGCCGCAAAAGCTCCTAGGGCACGTAAAGCAGTACCTGTTGAAAAGATTGTAGCTAAACTCAAGTATCAAAAAGTATTTAAAGACACTGCAAGTAAGCTTGATTTAGTGAGTATCAGCCCGATCAAACTTCACGGTGCAAGTGAAGCTTGGATCTATGATAGTGCAAAACGCAAACTGCATCACTATATTGCCGATGATTATAGCAAAGCATTTACTGTTAAAGGTAATACATTGCTAGGATTTGATACAGCAAAGAGTGAGGTTAAAACACTACGCAAACCTGCTGAACAATTAAAAGAAATTATGGGAAGTAAGCCGGCAGCTCGTAAATACTTTAACGACATTAAAGCAGTAGCTACTGCATCTAATGGTCGCTTCAATGAGAATATGATTATACTGAAAGCATTTTAATGAGTAATATTGATTTAAACAAATATAAAGATTTTGTAGAGGCTGTAACAAGCAAAGCAAGTAATGACTTGACTACATTTATGAACCGTTGTGATGAACTTGATGGTAATGATGGAGGACCTGATATCAATGTCCCACTATTACTTACAGCTTGTTTAGGATTAGCGGCTGAAGGTGGTGAGTTTATTGAAGTGCCCAAGAAAATGTTTTTTCAGGGTAAACCATTGACAGAAGCAGAAGTATTTCACTTGAAGCGAGAGTTGGGTGATGTTATGTGGTATTGGATTAATGCTTGTCGTGCGTTGAATCTTGACCCAAACGATGTGATTGATGAGAACATTCGCAAGTTGGAAAGTCGCTATCCCGGTGGCACTTTTGACGCACATTATAGTGAAAACCGCAAAGAAGGCGATATCTAAAGACCAATAGTTTCCTGATAAATACAACATCAGGAAACTAATATGACTATATCTGCAACAGCAAACATTCTTTCTACCCCATCTGGCTTAACACTGGATGAACTAAAACAAGCATTATTCAGTAATCTACGTTATAGATTGGGTGATGGCATCATTGACCTAGAGTTAGATCCTCAACACTATGAAGCGGCATATAACTACGCAATCAAAGTATATCGTCAAAGAGCACAAAATGCTACGGCAGAGTCATACACACTAATGACGATAGTAAAGAATGTTGATACATATACTTTACCACAAGAGTTTATCAATGTTCGTTGTATCTATCGTAGAACAGTTGGCTTAGAAACTGGCCCAGGCTCAAGCAGTTTTGATCCGTTCAGTAGTGCTATTCTAAACACTTATCTATTAAACTATAACTATGCAGGTGGTATGGCAACATATGACTTCTATGCTGGTTATGTTGAACTAGCCGCACGTATGTTTGGTGGATATGTAATCTATACATTTGATCCAGTTACAAAAGTTATTCGTATTGTTCGTGATCCAAAAGGTAGTGGCGAACGTGTTCTTATTTGGGCTGACGTTCAACGACCAGAAGAAGTGTTACTACAAGACCCGGGTGCTGGCGTATGGATTGGTGATTTTATATTAGCTAATCTTAAACTAATCATTGGTGAAGCACGTGAGAAGTTTGGTACTATCGCAGGTCCAGGTGGTGGAACAACACTAAATGGAACAGCTATGAAAGCTGAAGGCAAAGCCGCAATGGAACAACTATATGATGAATTGAAACGTTATGTAGATTACAGTCAACCATTAACTTGGGTACAAGGTTAAATGAGAGCAACAGAGTTCATTATTGAAGGTGTGGCGGAAGGACTTGAACACGCAGATAAACTATCAGGATTAGTGGACTTGCCTGTATTTACTTCTTCTACCAATACTAGCGGCACCGCCAAAGTAGTTAATACTGGTGACAGAATCATGGCAGTATTAAATATTCGCGGCGTTAATATTCCTTATTATATTAGTACCGGCGGTGGTGGTAAGGCTTCGGTCCCGACAGGTAAGTGGTATCCTATATTTGGTCGACACTCTTCAGGTTGGTTGAACAAGGGCGGTGAAGATTCAATTAACAAATCTTACGGCAGCAACGCATTAGCACTTGGTTCATCTAGACTAAACAACATGTTAGGAGATTTATCTAGCATGGAATCTCAAATACCTTTTATGAAAAAGTCCGGTGATGGAATCATCAATAGAGATTTACATCCAATGAGCTATGCTGAGGTTAGTGCAAACCCGGACGAATTCAAAAAACGTGTTAATTCACTTCTTGCTAAACTTGGTTCTCCGCCGTTCTATAAAGTAAAAGCAACAGAAACGCAAGGTGTGGCGGAAGGCAAAGTTATTAATACCTATCTTTGGCATGGGTCAAGACAAAAGATTCCTATGCTAGAGCCAAGACAATCGGTAGATACAGGTGGTGCGGCCGGTAGTAATCAAAATGCTATCTATGCTACCTCTGATCCTAAAGTTGCCATAGCAATGGGTCTAACTACTCCTGGGTCAGACACAGGTATGTTCCCCAATGATCCACAAATGGTTTTGTTCAGTGGCAAGATTAGAAAAGGTGAATATGTGTATCTACATAAATTACCATTCAATGGCCCAGATGGAAAACCACAGTTTGTTCAAGGTGGCAATAGCAGAGAGTTTCATTCTATTCCTGGAGTAGAAGGCATCAAACCCATTGAGATAAAAGAAATTCCAGTAAACAAATATTTGAATTTAATCAGAAAAGCAACGCCAGCAGACTTAAAATTGCGTAAGAAGTATATGAAAAAGCAAGGTGTGGTGGAAAGCACTTAACCTAAACTCTTTACTTTACAACACTCCTGTAGTACAATATGTATTACAGGAGTTACCATATGATTATCGGAGTTACAGGATTGATTGGGTCAGGCAAAGATACCATTGCAGACTATCTTTGCACATTTCACGGATTTAAACGTATGAGTTATGCGGCTTCATTGAAAGACGCAGTAGCCGCAGTATTTGGTTGGAACAGAGAATACTTGGAAGGTTCTACGAAAACAAGCAGAGCTTGGCGAGAGCAACGTGATGAATGGTGGAGTAATCGTTTGGGTATGGATATTACTCCACGATGGGTCTTACAATATTGGGGTACAGAAGTATGCCGTAATAACTTTCACACTGATATTTGGGTAGCAAGTGTAGAGAATAAACTACGTCAAACAGATGAAAACATTGTGATTACTGACTGTCGTTTTGCCAATGAAGTCAAAGCATTAAAGAACGTGGGTGCTGTTACAATGCGTGTAAGCAGAGGTGAACGTCCAGTATGGTATAGTGCCGCAGTTGATTATAACAATGAACCTGAAGGTAGCGAACAAAGACTAAAAGCTATGGTAGAGTTAGGTAACTATAGTGTCCACGCCAGTGAGTACAGTAGCATCGGTTTATTGTATGATTACTATATTGATAACAATGGTACCATAGATGACCTACACAAGCAAGTCAACTCAGTGGTCAACTTCTAAGTCACCACGACGCCAAGTTATTTCTTTACGCTTAACAACCTCAATACAGCATAAGCAGACAGTTCGTAAATTAGTAAGAGCAATATTCTCTAAATTACCATCAATGTGATATACTGTCAACTGTGATGTAAACAAACTTTTAAAGCCACATAAATCACAAGTGGCTTTTTTCTTGTATCCACTCTTAGTCCAGTTAGCCTTTCTAGGCTTTAACTTCTTTTTCTTACGACCACACTCATCACATCCACTGCGATAGTGAGTGATACCCTCACGGATATAATTCACAGCACAGTGGTTCTTCCCGCAAGAGTTACATATAGGTCTTAGCATACAGTATTTATAACCTTCGAAGGCACGGTAATACCGTCTTTTTTGAATTTTCTACTAAATAATAGTATGCAATTTAGGTAGTAAACCTCATAATTTTACATAAAGGAAAAATAAAATGGCATTAACATCTCCAGGCGTAGAAGTAACGATCACAGACGAAAGTCAATACTTACCGGCCGCAACAGGCTCAGTTCCGCTCGTTCTATTAGCAACAGCACAAAATAAAGCAAACGCTAGCGGTACAGGGGTAGCAGTAGCTACTACGGCAGCTAACGCAAATAAATTATATCAAGTAACAAGTCAACGTGATTTAGTAAACTTATATGGTACACCTTTCTTCTATACAACGACAAATGGTACACCAATTCAAGGTTACGAATTGAACGAATATGGTTTGTTAGCGGCATACTCATTACTAGGAGTTACAAATCGTTGCTACGTTTTACGTTGCGATATTGATTTAGCAAGCTTAGTAGGTCAAACAGGTCGCCCAACTGGTGCCCCTGCTGATGGCACATATTGGTTAGATAGTACTACTTCTACTTGGGGTATATATGAATTCAGTTCAATCACTGGACAATTCGCATTACAAACACCTATCGTAATTACAGATGCAACCAACATTTCAGGTGGATTACCTTTACCTAGTATCGGTAGCATTGGAGATTACGCTGTTAATGCGTTAGAAGTAACTAATAGCCCCACTGGTACAGACAGAACTTATTATTATAAGTCTACTAACAATGTATGGGTAGTATTAGGTGGGTATGATTGGAAAGCAGATATTCCAGCAGTTGAATCAGGAGAATCTAACCCCGATGTAGCTGCCGGCACATTGATTATAAATATGTCAGGATTATTCTCTGCTACATTGACACTTGGAGCAACTGACACTGTGGAAGATGTAGCTACTGCCATCAATAACTTAGGTTGGGATTACTTGACTGCGGAAGTTCGAAGTGGTAGATTGTGCATGTTTACACGCCAACGTTTATCTACTGGTTCACCTAATGCATATATTGCGTTAAGTGGTACCTCATTAGTATCATTAGGAATCACTGCAGGAACTTACTATTCACCATTATTGGCATATGGAACAAGTGCTCAGATGCCATTATGGACAAGCAGTCAAACACAGCCTCGTCCAACTGGTTCTGTTTGGATTAAAATTGGCGCAGCCGGTAATGGATTGACACCCGTAATATCTAGATATAGTGCGGCTACAGCTTCATGGATTGCAAAAAATATATCATTGGCCACATCTGATTGGTCTGTGACTTCTGAGTTAGATGCAACAGGTGGACAAGCTATACCTGCAGGATCAGTGTATGGTCAATATTTTTATAATAACGGAACAAGAACTTCACCTGTATATTTCTGGGAAAGAGTTGCAACCGGACCTACAGTAGTAACAGGATCTAATACTACTCCTGATTTTACTTCAGGAACATATTACATGAATGTATATGTTTCAATCCCAGGCAGCTCATCATTAAGTTCTGCTTATAACGTTACATTAGCTGATAATAGTGATGCCACTGATATTCCATACACAACAGCAACAGTAACAACAGAAGGTTCTATTCAGTTGACACATACTGAAGGTGGTGAAATTATATTAGATGATACAGTAAATTCATTATTTACATCGATAGGTGTATCAAATGGATTAATAGTTGAAGCTGGATTTGAATATGGTGTTACAGCTGGTGTTAAATTTGGCCCCGGTGTATCAGCAACGTTTAATTCTGTTGCACAAGATTCAACTGATGGTTCAGGATCAGCCGCTACATTTAATGTAGAGGTAAGCTATGGTTCATACACATTGATATTAGACGGTGTTCAAGGTACTGGCAGTGGTTATGCAATTGGTGATATTATTACTATTTCCGGTGATGATTTAGGTGGAACAAGTGCAAATGATTTAGATGTTATTGTAACTACAATTTCTGGTGGCGGTGCAACTGGTCCCGTAACAGCAGTAACATATGTTTCTGGATCCCCGACTACATTGTATCGAACTCAGTTAAGTAACTGGGTTGAATTTACTTACACTGCAAACGAAGGCGCACCAGTAACTGAGCCAGCTAATAATACTAACTGGTTCTGGTCTGTAGTTGACCAAGTTGATATTATGGTTCAAAAAGGTGGTGCATGGATTGGTTACAAAAATACTAACTATGATACAACTGGCGCTCCATCTTCAAGTGGTTCAAATACAACTGATCCTAATGGCCCTATCATCAGTGCAACAGCACCTACAACACAAAGTGATGGTACTGCATTAGCATATGGTGACTTGTGGATTGATACAAGTAATTTAGAATTATATCCAGTAATCAGTCGTTGGCAAGCAGTCAACGGTGAAAATACATGGGTATTGATTAATAATACTGACCAAACAGGTTCAACGGGTGTTCTATTCCAAGACGCACGTTGGGCAACAAATGGTACTACAAGTATTACTGATGATCCGATTCCAACAATCGTTAGTTTGTTAACAAGTGATTATTTAGATTTAGATGCTCCTAATCCAACACTATATCCACAAGGTATGTTGTTGTTCAACACACGCCGTTCAGGTTATAATGTTAAACAATATCGTAGCAACTACTTTACACCAGCTAACTTCCCTGATGAAGGTAGCTACCCAACAGAGACAGCATCTTGGGTAACAGTAAGTGGTAATACTGCAAGTGGTGCTCCTTATATGGGACGTGCGGCACAACGTGCTATGGTTGTTCAAGCATTGCGTTCAGCAATTGATACTAACACAGACATTCGTGATGAAGATAACTACTTTAACCTGATGGCTACTCCTAACTATCCAGAACTACAACCTAACATGGTTGTATTGAATGCTGATCGTGGTGAGACAGGTTACATTATCGGTGATACACCATTAGGTCTTACTGATAGTGCTACTGATATTCAAGCTTGGGCTAACAATGACGCAGGTGCAACATCAACCGGTGAGACTGGTTTAGTTACACGTAACACTTACTTGGGTCTATTCTACCCAAGTGGTATTACAAATGACTTACAAGGTAACGAAGTTGTTGTTCCAGCATCACATATGATGTTACGTACATTCTTACGTAATGACACAATTGCTTTCCCTTGGTTAGCGGCAGCCGGTACTCGTCGTGGTAATATCGACAATGCATTAAACATTGGTTACTTGGATCGTACTACTGGTGAATTTGTAGCAATCAAAACACGTTTAGGAATTCGTGATGTATTGTATATCAATCAAATCAATCCATTAGTGTTCTTCACTGGTGTTGGCTTATTGAACTATGGTAATAAGAATAGTTTCAATTCACAAAGTGCATTGGACAGAACTAACGTTGCACGATTAGTTAACTACATTCGCCGTCAACTAACATTGGCAGCTAGACCGTTCGTATTCGAACCTAATGATACGTTAACACGTAATAGTATTGCTGGTGTTATTCAAACATTGATGGTTGATCTAGTCGCTAAACGCGGTATCTATGATTATCTCGTTCAGTGCGATGATAGTAATAACACCCCGGCAAGAATAGATAGAAATGAATTATGGGTAGACGTTGCGATTGAGCCAGTAAAAGCGGCTGAATTCATTTACATCCCAGTACGTGTTTTAAACACAGGTGAAATATCAGGTGTATAAATGATGCCCCCGAAAGGGGTATCATCTTAAAGATAAATAAAGATACAGGAGATTAAAAAATGGCAACAGCCTCACAATCATTGTTCAACATGACCGTAGCGTCAGATAACGCAGGTGGAAACCAGGGCTTATTGATGCCTAAACTACAATATCGTTTCAGAGTTACCTTTCTGAATTTTGGTGTTGGAGCTACAGTTGAACTAACAAAACAAGTAATGGATATCAATAGACCACAAATCAGTTTTGAAGAAATTACTTTACCAATTTACAACTCAACATTGTATTTGGCAGGCAGACATAGTTGGAATGAGTTAACAGTTAATTTAAGAGATGATGCCTCAGGTAGTGTTTCTAAATTAGTTGGTCAACAAGTTCAGAAACAATTAGACATGGTAGAGCAAGCATCAGCCGCAACAGGTCAAGATTACAAGTTCCAAACAAACATTGAAATCTTAGACGGTGGTAATGGTACTGCTGTTCCTCAAATACTAGAGACTTGGGAAACCTATGGTTGCTATTTAAAGACAGCTAACTATGGTGCATTAAATTATGGTTCAAATGAAATTGCAACAATTGCATTGACAATACGCTACGATAATGCTATTCAGTCTCCATTGACTTCTGGTGTTGGTACAAACATCGGTCGAATCTTAGGTGGCTCTATTGTTACTGGTATCGGTGCTGGTCAAGGTTAATTGAAATTTTAATCCATGTCTGGATTTTTTCAAAATTTACTTAAGGACGCTGCCGGAGGATTCTTCGGCAACGACTACCTGCGTGATTATACTCACGCCGCTAAGACTTTTAGACCAAATGCATATCAGTATGCACCTAAACTTAAATTCTTATTCCATGTATATTTTGAAATAAATCCTGCAGTTTATTCAGTTGGACTTGCTAATGGCACCAATTTTGGATTAGCAGTCAAAACAGTAAAACTACCTTCATATAGTTTTGACACACACGTTATGAATCAATACAATCGTAAACGTATTGTTCAAACTAAAATTAAATATGATCCTATAGACATTGCATTCCATGATGATAACGGAAACAGCGTTCGTAATATGTGGTATAACTATTATACCTATTATTATAAAGATTCAACTAAACCAGTTACAATAACAGCAGGTCGTGTGGGTCCGCAATTACCAACCAATACACCGTTAAACTTGGCGGCTGATTATAATTCACGCAATATATATAATAACTCAATAGCCGGTGATGCGGACTGGGGATATATAGGTGATACATCAGCCCCATCACAAACATTAAGCAATTCTTCACAGGGTGTTAGTAAAATACCTTTCTTTAAAAACATACAAATATATGGGTTTAACCAACACAACTTTGTGTTATACACATTAATAAATCCTATACTTACGAGATTTAGCCACGATACATATGATTATAGTACAGGCAATGGTACGATGACTAATACAATGACTATTGATTATGAAACTGTTCAATATGCTGAGGGAGCAATGGATGGACGCACACCTAGCAATACTGTACCAGGATTTGGCTTAGATGCTAATTATGATAGAACCCTAAGTCCTATATCACGTTTGGGTTCAAATCAAACAATTTTAGGTCAAGGTGGTTTAGTAGATGCAGCCGGTGGATTCACCCAAGCATTAAGTGATGGTAACATTTTAGGTGCTATTCAAATTGCCGGTACATCATATAACACATTTAAAAATTCAAATCTAAAACAAGTGGCAAAATCAGATATCAACGGTATATTAACACAAGCAACACAGCAAGCATTACCTGGTACAGTTAGAACTACTACATATTATCCTGGATTTAGTGTAACACCTGCAGGTGTTGCAAGTGCAGGTAGTCCTACTCCTAATGTATTAGCGTTCCCTCAACGAATCGGCCCAGCTAATGCCGGTAATCAATCTGGTCAAGGTTAAATGTATAAATACTTTTAGGAGATTTATACATGGCTAGAATACTTGACACACGAACTCAACTTGATTCAACAGTAAGAATATTTGATGACTTTTACGCATTTGACTTGGTCGTCAATGGTAATGAGTATGATATTGTTCGTGGATATTTTGTATCAGTATGCGAAACAAAACAAATAGCCGATAATTTCACAGTAAATCTGTTTAGAATATCTCAGCAAACACAAGTTCCTGTATTAGACTTGCTTAACTACATTAGAGGTCTTAACAACAAATTAGAAATGAATACTGTTATTACATATTATCTTAACAGTTTCAAAAGTAAAACAGCATTATACGGTATAGGTACTGTACCTCAACCCAATCAGAATGTCGCTAGAAACGTAGTATTGTAATGGCTAAATATGCACAGGGTATATACACTCCTAAGAACCCAACAAAATATGTAGGTAAACATACTCCTAGATATCGCAGTGGTTGGGAACTTACATTTATGACCTTCTGTGATAGTAACAAAAGCGTATTGTATTGGGCTAGCGAATCATTCAGTGTCCCGTATCGTCATCCATTTACTGGTAAACCTACAATATACATACCTGATTTCTTTGTAGTTTATCAAAACAAGTATGGTAAACAGATAGCAGAAGTTGTAGAGATTAAACCAAAAAAACAAAGTCTTATTGAGAGTAAAGTTGCTAGTGCCAAAGACAGAATGGTTGTAGCAATCAATCACGCTAAATGGCAGGCTGCTATGGCTTTTTGTAAACAACAAGGTTACATTTTTAGAGTTATTACTGAAGATGACCTTTTTAGAAACGGTTCACGTAAGTAAATAAATACTTTTATGACAAAAAAATTAGAAGATTTATTTGAACTTCCAGAAAATAATGATAGAGGTATCACTATTTCTTTACCTGAAAATATGGAAGAAATCACAACTGATACAGCAGAAGCATTAGATAAGATTGAAGCCGCACTTCCTCAAGTCAGAGGATTAGAAGCAAGTGATACAGAGATGGATGAACTTGCTAGATTGGCAACAGATAGTTATAAAGATTTAATGGATTTGGGTATGCAGGTTGACAGTCGTTTTGCTAGTGAAATATTTAATAGTGCTAGTAGTTTCTTAGGACACGCTATTACATCAAAGACAGCTAAAATCAACAAGAAGCTTAAAATGCTTGATTTACAGCTTAAAAAAGCACAACTAGACCAGAAAACAGCAGGTAAAGAAGAAGAAATAAATGCTACCCCG